CACAGCCTCGACAATCCGCACTGCCTCAACCCGGCCAGACGCCGATCTGCTTTCGGCCTCAAGGCTAATGTCTACCGAAACGCCGACGATGGTGTCAGTGTCGGCGGCGGTTGGCGTGATATCGCCAAAGCGCAGATAAGGGAACGTGACGCCCTGCGGCGGCTCGTCATAAATGCGCGTCGAAACAAGCGTAGTCACGCCAGCGTTGGCGACCAGCGCAGCCCGCAGACCCTTTTGCAGCGCAAGTGCAAAGCCGTCAGCCATTGGTCGCCTCCTTCAAGCCGCGCCGAATAGCAGACTTGATGCTTCTGCTGAACTTCGGAGCCTGCAATTTCTGCGCTGTGCGAATGTAAGGCTGCGCCGTCGTGGTCCCGCGATTGCCTTTCTCGCGGCCAAATTCGACGGCCTTTGCCTTGATTTGATCATCACGGGTTGGCGGCGCGGCTTCGACCGAACCCATCATGCCTTCATCGTCATACTTGGTGTAAATCCAGCCCTTCAATTGGCCAGACTTCACAGGCACAAGGCTGCGGGCCATCCTTGCCGCTTGCTCTGTGTTCAGCTTGATAGACTTCACGACATTGCGGTGGACGGCTTCAGGAGCATCCCGCAACTGTTTGGCCAGTTTCGCCGAGCCAGCAACCTTCACGTCGCCACCCCGCGCTCAAGCAGGAACTCAATTACCGCGTTCTTGCTGTCGATGTGGGTCACGTTTTTGATGGCCCAAGTGTAGCCACGGATGACAACGCGATCAGCAGCCGTGATCGCTCTTGTAATTGTGTCGCCACGGCAGCGCATGGTGGCCATCGCCACGTCGTTCAGCGCACCGCCTTCAATCGTTTCCTTGCCAGTGCGCTCACGCAGATCGGCCCATCGCACGCCGTATTCCGACCATCCAGTGTAGACGTTGCCATAAGCATCAACAGCGCCTGCATCGAGGCGCTGGAATGTAGCACGTTCACCGAATGCGCCAGCCTTAGCCATACCAAGAATTCCGTTCGATGTTCATCATTTCCATGAAGCCGTAGGGCAGATCTTGCATCTGCTTTTCCTGCGTCGTCTCGCGGTTTTCATACCAGTGCGCCACCAGCATCATCAGCCCGTGCCGAACAGTCTGCGGCACGCTTGTCGATGCGTCTCCATAACCGATCACATATTCGATCTTGATGGCATCATCGCGGGTCTGCGTGATCGGCCATGCCTTGCCTGTCTTTGGCGTGATCGTGATCCGGTTTGGCGTGCCGAACACGTTAAAGTCGGCCAGCGTTGCGGTCTGCAACACGCCGTTGATGTCGTAATACTTGATTGCCGAAACAGACTGCACCGGGCCAAGCGAGAGCAGCACAGTGCTGGGGTTTGGCGCAAGCCACTCACCCCAAGTCTGCGTGATCATCGCGCGGCCAAGCACGCCTTGCACGTCCACGAAGGCAACGGCGGCATTGACCAGCCGCTCAATGATGGTGTCGTCGTCGTTTCCCTCCACGCGCATCTGTGCCTTGGCCTCGGCCACAGAGATGGGCAAGGCGGCTGGCGCGGTGACGCGGACGAGGGAGAACTGCGGAGACAGCATCTGTTATTCCTTCACGGCTTTCTCAACAGCGGTCTTTTTGACAGCGCGTTCAACCTTGGCTTCGGCATCAGCGAAGCCCTCGGCGATGCCTGCCTCAATGTAGCGTGCGGCGGTCTCATCGGCGCAGTCAATCACGTCGCCCTTGTTGTGCGAGAAATCAACTCCAGCCATTGATGTGAGCAAACGAACCTTAGCCATGTCGGCCTCCTTTTGTGGGACGGGCGGGACCGAAGCCCCGCCCAGTTTTCAGATCAGGCCTTAGGAAGCGGCGGTGATCAGGTGCTTGATGGCAGCGGTGTTGGCCAGCACGCCGTCGAAGCGGATGTAGCCGAGGATGCCGTAATCGGGAGCGAAGCGCTCACGAGCCACGAACAGCGACGGACCACCGACTTTGCGGACGTAGAACTTCGACATGTCGCCGAACAGCATGACCTTCTTGGCGGCAGCCAGCGAGTCCATTGCTTGGTTCACGACCACGTTGTAGCCGAGAATGTTCTGCGGGACGCCAGCCTGATAGTTGCCCATCTGCCAGAGGTAGTTGCCCTGACCGTCCTTCAGCTTACGGACAGCGGCGAGGGTGCTGTCGTTCATCATGATGGCGGTGCTGGGTGCCGAGCGGTAAGCCGGGTCCACCGAGTGGATCAGATCGATGATCTCGTCAGCGGTGACAGCAGCCGTAGCGGCGGCGGTCTTGCCTGCTGCCGAGTTGGTCACGATGCCCTCAACGTCAGAGGAACCCGAGCCAGTGGTCAGCTTCGAGTTGGCGATGCGGCCCATGCGCTCACCAAGGAGTTCGCCCAGAAGCTGCTCCATGTTGAGGATCGAGTCGTTTGCCAGTTCATACGACCAACGCACCCATTCGGTGTCGAAGGCAAACGCGCCCAGCGTCTTTTGGCCGAAGGTCACGTCCTTGCCGCCGTCGTCGGTCGGCTGGGTGCCTTCCGTGTGGGCTTCGGCAGCGACAGTGGTGTCGTTGACGGTCGGGATGTTGAACGTGTTGCCAGCCGTGGTGTTGATCACGGTGAACAGGTTCGAGTCGTACATCGGACCAGTGGCGATCATGGCCTTGTCGATGAAGGTCGCCAGTTCCGTCGGAACAGTGAAACCACCAGCGGTCGTGGTGCCAGCGGTTTGGGTGCGGAGTTCGTTGCTACGCAGAACCTGACGCACTTCGCTGTCCAAGCCATCAACGCCGCCATTGGCGATCATCTTGTAGAACGCCGAGCGGTAGTCCAAGGACGAGCCAAGGTCAGCAGCCGGAGCCGAGGTGCGCTCAGCGACAGGGCGCTTCGACAGGTCAACCGAGTGAGCAGCGCGGATAGCCGCGTCAGCTTTTTCCATGCGCTGTGCAACGCCCGACAGGCGGTCATGCTCAGCCATCATGGAGTCAAACTCGCGCTCGATTTCAGCGGCGCGGGCTTCTTCGGTCTTGTCCGTCACTTCTGCAAGTTTGGAACGGGCTTCCGTGGCGATACGCGCCATCTTCTCCCGCAGGTCTTTCACGTCAGCCATGATGGCCTCCTACATTGTGCCTTGCCCAAGGGCTGGGGGTTTGGGCCAACAGCGGGAGACCGCCGTTATTCTTGCAAGCGGGCCTTCATGCGAAGGCGGCGCGCCGCTTGATTTTTGTTTTGCGTTGCGCGGTGCTGCTCCAGCGACCGCAAAGCAATCTCGGTTCCTTCGTAGGCTGGCGTCGTCACGATGGAAACGTCAAACAACTGCGCCTCTTGGATCGTGCGGCGCGGCGGGTTTGCTCTGTCGTCCCAATTTTGACGAACTGGGCGGAAGGCGAAAGACATCTTGTCCAAATCACCGCGCTTCATCTTCGGCACGATGCTGCGAACATCCGGGTCGGATTGGTCAAGCATGGCTTCCATGTAAAGCCCGCGCTCGTCCTCGGCCAGCTTCAGCGTGCCGGATCTGGTGCGTGCCAGCGGAAGTCCTTCATGGTTGATCAGGAAAACCACATCGTCGCGCCCGATGGCTGCACTGAAAGCGCCGCGCTCAATCATCTCGGTAAACATTCCGCCGATGTTGGTTTCCTCGCCAAAGACGGCGGCATAGCCGGAAACTCGGATTTCGCCAGCATCATCTTCGCGGATTTCGGCAGGAACGCCACGACGGATTTCTTTTTCAGACATCTCAAGCCCCGTTTGTTGCGGCGATTGTAGCACAGAGCGAGCGTCCTCGTCCACGGCCTCGCTCTCTATGATCCTGTTGGCCCAAGACTGCCCCGGATCGCCACCCCAAAGCGCCCATGCAATGCGGCCATTCGACGGGTAGCCATCTTCGCCGGGGCGAAAACCTTCGGCTTCCTTGTCCACTTCATGCCGCGCAAAGTAGCTGGCCATGCGCTGGACCGTGTCCATCGACAGGTCAACCTTGTTCGAGATGTCCCGCGCACGAGCAATGCCAACCTCGGTGCCGCCGCGCCCAAACTCGCGCCGCCAATCTAGGCCACGCTGGGCCTCGTCAGCCATCGCGTCATTCGGCACTGGCATTAGGCGCTCCCGTGTTGGGCTGGCTTCCCAGCGGCACAGTCGCGCCTTGGATCAACAGATCGTCGCCGTTTGCCTTGGCTTCCATGTTTTCAATGGCGCGCACCTCGTTGGGCGTGCGGATGCCGTTTTGGATCGACGTAGCGTAAGCCTCCATCCGCGACTTCAGATCGCCGCGCAGCAATCCGTCCACGTTGAATTCCACATAGAAATCAGAGCCGCGCCCGAAGAACTTAAGGTTCATCTCCTGTTCGAACTGCTCAACCCACCGCTTCACGGTGTGCTTCACGAAGTGCAAATCCTGCTGTTCCGTGTTGCTGAATGTGCCGTGGGTCAGGTCTTGCAGGAACACAGGCGGCAGCGAGTAAATGCGGGCGATCTGTTCGATGCTGAACCGCTGCAATTCCAGAAGCTGCATGTTCTCCGGCGTAAAGCCGATGGTCTTCAACTCATGGCCAAGCGGCAGCGCCATGATCGGGCGGCCTTCCTTGGCCAGCTTCAAGGTCGTGGCGGCCACGTCCTCAGATGCCCGGTTGGCAGCCGCGCCGGATTGGAACGGGCCTTGCAGCACGGCGGGCGGGATGCCGCCGGATTGGAAAGCCTTGGAGCCGTAACGGCTGGCCGCAATGGCCATCCCGATGGCGTCTTTGTTCTGCGAGATCGGCCCGCGTGCGTCCGTCATGTTGGCCTTCAGCATGAACGGCAGGTCGAGAACCTCGCTGGCCTCATAGACCTTGGCGTTGACCCGATAAATCTTGCGGCCATCGATCAGGCGCTCAACGCGAACCTTGGTCGGGTCCAGCGGATACAGGTTGACGATCTGGCCCAGAGCGTTGCGCTCGATGTAAGTGATGGCACGCCCGCCTGTCAGAACCTGCTCGAATGAGTATTTACGCCACTCGAAAGACGACATGTCCTCGTTTATCACGTCGTGCAGGATCAGCGACAACTCGCCGTCAACCTTTGATCGCCCGCCGTCCTCATCCTTGCGGTAAACATGCAGCGGCAGGCCTGCGATGGTTCCAGCGATGAAGTTGACCGCAGCCCAGACAGCAGGCACGCCCAGCGCCGTGTCCACGTTCACGGTGACGCCAGATGATGCGTAGAGATCGCCCCAGCCCATGATCTGCAAGAAGTCATTCGCAGACACAGGCGCGGTCGGGTTCTCCAGATTGCGGTTTTCCGCTTTGCGGAAGCGATCAAAAAAAGCCATCAGACCCGATCCATAAACGCGGTTTCGTGGAAAGATAACACATCAAAGACTAAGCGTAAAGGAAGGGTCATCCCACGGCGACGAGTGCGGTATGCCAGCGTCGTGCGACTCAACACCCAAAGCCATCGCAAGAGCGACCACGCCGTCGATCCGGCCCGATGATTTGGCCTTGGTCAGCTTGCGGTCGCCCGCTGGGCTGCGCTCTGCCACCGCGTTGGCGGCGCACATGTTCATCACCGGGTTTGCGCCGTGCCTGATCTTGCGCTCTGCCACCAGCCGCTCCAGCTTATCAACCGCCGGGGCCATGTCCTTAAAGCCCTGCCCAAACGGCTGCATCGGCAGGCTTACCCCGATAGTGTCGAGTTCCCGCGTAAAGTCATTGATGCGCCATCGGTCATAAGCCAGCAGTTGCAGGTCGTATTGGTCAGCCGCGTCGGCCACTGCCTGCGCCACGACAGCCGGAATGATTACAGGTCCATCGATCAGCGTGATGAAACCTTGCTCCGCCCAAACATCGTAAGGCACCTTGTCTTCTTTGGCCCGCTCACGGATGCCCTGCGCTGGCATGAAGAACTGCGGCACGACGTGATAGATGCCGTCCTGCGGGAACACCATCACGAAGGCCGTCAAGTCCCGGCTGGCAGACAGGTCAAGCCCAGCATAGCACAGCGCGCCCGTCTCAACCTCTGGCTCCTCGGCGTTGGCCTCCCATTCGCTTCGGTTGAGGAACGGGCTGGTCGCCTCAATGCGCTGGTTTAGGAACAGCCAGCGAAAGCTGTTCTCCTTGGCGGGCAGGCGGTCGGCCTGCTTGGCGAAGTCCTCGATGTCGGTCAGGCTGCGGAACTCGCCCAAGGCTGGGTTGGCCGCCGCCCACGCTTCGCGATCCATCACCTCACAGTCTTCCGGCGCGGTGTAGACATGGCTGACGATCCGCTTGTCCTTGGCGTTCTTGGCGTCGTCCAGCCAGATGCTGAACAGGTCGCCGTCCGTCGCCGCCTGCGTGCTGATGGCGATCAGGAGCGGATCGTCATGTGCGCCCTGTGCAGTTTCGATGGCTTCGATGAAAGCATCGGTCGGCCCGCGCACCTGACCAACCTCGTCCAAGATCGCCAGCACAGGAGAAAGGCCGTGGGCCGTCCCGGCTTCCGCGCTGATGGCTTTGTATTCCACGTTCATCGGCAGACCGATCAGCGATTTCTGCGACGGCACGATCCGCACGATCTTGGAAAGTTCCGGCGAAAGCCTGACCATCTTTTCGGCCAGCTTGAAAACGAGGCTGGCTTGGTCGCGTGATCTAGCGCCGCTGATGATCTGGCTGTTCTGCCGTGCCTCTGGGCCGACGATATGGGCAAGCAGGATCGCGGCGATCAGGGCCGACTTGCCGTTCTTGCGACCGACCGACAAATAGGCGCGGCTGGTCCCGACCTTGTTGTCGTAGATGTCCAAGATGAACTTGCGCTGAAAAGCCATCAGCTTCAGAGGCTGGCCAACGTGCTTCCCTTCAGGAACCTTGCAATAACGCTCAATGAAGGCGCAAACCTTTTCGCCGCGTGTCATCAGTTAGGCCTTGCAAGCAGATCGTCTTGGAAGTCGGCCCCATCTTCGATGGCCTTTGTGCTGTCTCGACGCTTGCCAATGTCTCGGGCCTCACCGCTTTGCGCGCGCGCGTGAAGGCCGAGGCTGCGGCGGTAAGACAGGATCGTGCTGGCGTGCATCTGTATCACAGTCTTGCGCGGATTGACGACAGGCGTTCCCTTCTCGGTAAATGAAACCGAACCTTCAACGCGAAGTCTTTGCTGCTCCATGTTGAGATCGGCCATCGTCCTTGCCAGCATCGCTGCCAACTCCAACTGGTGCGCCGTCCACTCGCTGCGTGCGAACTCCTCCAGCACGTTTGCAAAGAACGGCAGGTCGCAGTCCTCAAGCGGAACAGTGCTTGGCGGTGAAATCTGCTTCTGCGCGCTCTGCATGACCGCCACCGCTTCGGATGCGCTGGTGATCGGAGCCTTTCGTGGCGTTTTTTTGCTCGTCATGTCGTTTTCACCTCGGAAAATCTGTATTTGCGCTAAAAGAAAGATGGGCAACGGGTTTGACTGCCCCAGCCCCTAGAGATGCGACCCACCCCCCCGTGCTGGTCACGTCTCGGCCTCCAGCATGATGACTTCCATGTCCACGCTCACCGCGCCCGTGCCGTTGCTGACCTTTGCCAGCACGCCCATGTCTGTCAGTTCTGGGAACTTGATCGGCACGTCAAAGTTGATAGTAACTGACTGCGTGATCCCGATCAGTTCCTGCATCTTCTTGATGGGCTGATAAGGCGCGCTGGCTTGCAAGATGCCTTCGCGCTTCATGATCAGGATGTCGGTGGTCTTGGTGCCGTCCACGTTAATCTGCGCTGATGTCAGAAGGCCGACGTGATTGCGAGGCACTGTGATCGACCCGATGCCTGTTGATGCGGATGGAAAGCCGTTGAGTTGTATTTGCGCCCAATCCTCACCGCCAGTAGATCGCTCAATGGTGATGTTGCCCGCGTGCGATCCTGCTGACTGCGTGCCGTATGTGCCGCTTTCGTAGACTTCAGCGAGATACAGGCGGATAAAACTTTGCGTTGTTGCTGCCGATGCTGATGTGCCTGCCGTGGCGATGATCTCGGTGATCTCATCCCCGCTGGCGTTTAGGCCCCACAGCTTCACAGAACGCGCACCATCACCGTTGGCCGTGTCTGCCGCGTTGCCACCCGCCTTGATGCGAAGTTGCACCGCGTTGGCTGGCTGTGGCGTGCGGTAAACGCCGATGTCTGAGACAGGTGTGTATGTGGTCGGGCATGAAATGTTGCGACCGAACTGATGATGGATGTGCGCTTGGAACATATTGCCCCGCGCAATGTGGTGTGACCACGACAGGCTATTCTTTTGGCGGATTTCCACGGCGTTTCACTCCCGGATGGTTATCATCGATGGGCCAGCCATCATTGCCTATTGTAACATCAAAGCCCCGGTTCTCAATCGACTGAATGATGCCACTGTGATGCGCCCAGCAGACGCTTTGCAGGTTGTCCAAATTGAAGAACAGATCGAGGTCGCCTTTGTGCGGCTTGATGTGGTGAACGACTGCTGAGTTTGGGTGTGATACGCCGCGCCGCAGAATAACACCGCAGCCCTTGTGCTGGCATCGGTAGGCATCGCGGAACAAGGCTTGCTCACGCAGGATGCGCCATTGCTTGGTGGCGTATAGCTTTCGGTATTGCGTGGCTTCCTCGGATCGCCAGCGTTCTATCATCCTTGCCATGATGTCACCTCTTGACCGCAAGGTAAGCGAAGGTGCTGCCATTGGGATGGTGCGGGCTGGTCATCCTGTTTTTTTAAACCTAATCGCCATCAGGATGATTGCCGCGACAACTGTCATCCACAGTTTTCCCACAATCTGGCCGGAGATGAAGTCAAGAGAGCCAAAGGCCATCCATAAAAACACCGCGCTGTCTATCGCTGCGCCAACGACGCCGGATGCTGCAACAGCCAAAGCGAGACGCTTGCGCTGGAGGGGAGCATAGATTGCAAGGTCGGCCAACTCGGAAAGAAGAAACGCGGCGACAGACGCCACGACCAGCGCAGGCGGTGAGAACTGAAAAGAAAGGACAGCACCAAACAAAATCGCAGCGATTGCCCATTGCCAGCCAAGCAGGCGATGCACGGCATCACGCAGCACCAAAGCCGCACCAATCATCAGCACGCCAGAAGGAGCCATGAGGCCAAATCCTACTGGGATCAGGCAAGGTCCATCTGGGATGCACTGGCCGACGTTGCCTATCATCCAGTTTGCCGCTGGTATTGTTGCCGCATATGCGGCCAAGGCGATATATCCGTTCATACTGGAAGGTCCATTTGTTGAGGGCGAATTTCCCAGCGCGCTGGGCATTGTGATCCATCCCATCGATCAGCCATCTTGCGGGGTGTCTGATGCGGGAGATGGTGATTGCGTGCAAGATCGGTGCTGTCTACCGAAGCAAAAGGATATTGCTTCCCAGACAACTGCATCCCGCGAAGCATGTGAAGCCAAGGCATTCGCTTGTGGCGCAAGGTCAGTTCATTGAAGGCTTCATCCATGCGGCGGCACCAAGCGTCAGACAGCACGATTGCATATTCTGCCGTTGATCCCACACAGACGCGAGGCCATTCCTCACATAGCCGAAGGAGCCGATAGATTGGCTCATCCATATGCCAAACAGGCGCGCCCTTGTGGCCGTGAGGCCACTCACGCAAAAGAGCATCCTGCTCCTGCGTTCCGGCGTCAATGACATCAGGGATCACGGCCCATGTGGTTGGGTAGTCAAGCCATTGATCGCACCACTGATAATAGCCGTTCCAGTTTGTCTGTTTACCAGATTTCCAAGCTGAAAACGCGCCGTTATCCAACATCACAGACTGACCGATCATGTGAACCCGTGCGACATCCTGCGGCGCTGCGTGCGAGACGCAGAAGCATCTACCAGCAAGTTCCATTATGGCATCAATTGGCGTTATGGGCGTGCCGTGATAATGGATCATCTCTTTACCGCCAAATACTGAAACGTGCTGCCATAGGCTCGCTTGCAGAACAAGAATGCCAGCTTGTCTGTCTCGGCTCTGGCAGCCGCGTGGCGATGGATGCCGCCGCAATGCTGGCCGATATGGTAGACGATGCGGTCGCCCCTTTGCGCCTCTGCAAGAGCGACAAGCAGGGCATCCGGCCTTGTGTCGCCCGTGATGTAGATGGTCTGGCTCATTCACATGCCCCATATAATGTTTGCACATTACGCTGGAAGATACACATGCGTGATAACTTCCAAGCCATTGTCCTATAAGTCTTTTCTTTATATATTATATGTTTACACATATATATATACTTACTTATTCCAAGGAAGTGACCCTCATAGGGACACCTGATGGCTGTGATATTATGACTTATGCAGGTGTAAACATTGCAATGTTTAAACTTGCCTTTTTCTCTAGCATTATCAATACCTTGCATAATATCTGGCGCGCTTAACTTCATGTGTAACATCACGCCACCACCCAGACATCTGGTATCTTGCCCTTCCAAGCCTTTTTGCCAGCCTCTCGTCTGATCATGCCCGCGCTAGCCATCTTCATCAGGATCGGCTCTATGATTTCTGGCTTCATTCTCATGCGGTTTGCCAGCACCTTGGTCGATGCACCTTTGTCCGGGTCAATGTAGTTGATGACCCGCGCTGCAATGGCTTCCTCTGGGCGGTCCTTGGAGTTATCGTTGGCGAACACCAATTTGATCTTTGCATCAAGTTCCGCCCTGACGTAAGCGAAGGCCCAGCGCACATGGTCTGCCGTTCTCTGAGCGGTTGGGATAGCCAGAATAAAGCTGATCTTGGCTACCAATTCATAAGCGCGGCGGATCATGGCAACGGATGCTTCGCCTGTGTTCTCGCCCATCTCATCTGCATAAGCGTGAAGCCACTTGGACACCTTGCGAAGCATCTCGCTGGCGTCTTCGTCTGTCTTTACGAGTTCACGATCACCAGAATATTCCACACGCCCGCCACTGGTCATCAAGTCACAGTTACCGCCGTTAAAAATCTGAGACAGCCGCATGGCTAGATTTTCAGGCATCGGGCGCTTGCGAAAGTTCTCTCGTTCTTCTGGGTTGTTGTCCGTTTCTGCCACGATGATAGCACGGCCCACAAAGCCCTGCGTTGCTGTTTCACCATCCATGATCTGATCGAAGGTGCCGGGGGTTGTGAAGCCAACCACAGAAAGAAACGGCCTTTCAAGACCCTGATCCACCATGTTCAGCATACGCTGTGCGCGGGCGATTAGATCGGCACGTCCATCATCTTCTGCTTTGGCCAGCATCCCGCCGAACATCTTGCGAAGTTCTCGCTTGGTGTCGCCCTGCAAAAGCATTCGGCTATTGGCCTTTGAATAGCCCGACATGATCGCGCCGAACACGCTTTCGAGATATGCCGCACCGCCGCGCTTCTGAGCATTACGGACCTTGATCAAAAAGATGCCGATCTCGTCTATGATGTAATACGCCGACTGATGTTCGATCAGGTTCCGCATGATCTCTTGCTCGGATTTAATGCCGCCTTGCAGCGCGTAATGCACGCCCGCCGCAATGTGCAGATCGGTCAGAGCCTGCATAACCGCCTCTTTGCCTGTGGCGCTGGCAGCCACGCAGAAAGCCAGCATATTGGCTGTGACGCCATCCCGCAGGTCTTCGTGGCGAAGGCCGCCGATGTTACCAATGGCAGAAATGGCAGATGCTACGGCCAAGCGGCGGCGGGGATAACGGCACTGGCTGTCGATCCAAGCGGCCACATCACCAACAAACCCGGGCGGGGTAAGCAGATCCAGCCCGTCAAGTGGAAATGGCGGGGGAAAGCGGTCGTTGCTTTCTGGTGCTTCTGGGACTGGCGGTGCGAAATCTTCCGCGCTGAACTCATCTTGAGAATAGGTCTGCGCTATCTGCGATGATTGCCCGAACTTGGCCCCGTTATAGCCCGCCTCAAAGTCTGCGAAATCGTCGGCACTCATTTTTTACCTTCCATTTGATCTTTAGCCCACTTTGCAAAGGCCAATTGCTCGCTGAGCGACATACGTTGCCAAAGCGCACCAACAAGACGCTTGATTTGCCGAGATGCGAATAAAGCATGACCACCGCTCATGCCGCCAAGCCGATCGACAGCGGCAAGAGCATAGCATTCAAGTTCTGACGGGTTGGCAGTCTCAGCCCAGAACCTTGCATCTTCACGGGCTGTGCCGTCGATCAGTGGCAAGAGCGGCAAGCCAGCCGACCGAATGTTCAGCCAATCATAAGCTGCCCATGCAACAGCCTCGGGGTCATGCTCGGCCAGCGTGTCAAGATAGACAACCGCCTGCGAAACGATATGCGCTGGGCGCACAGGCCGAACAGGCGCGGGGAAATCAGGATCGTGGGTCATGCGTCACGCGGCGAAAGATAAAGGGATAGCGCCTCTATCGTCCTCAGTGTTGGGTTGGTGTTCTTTCCGTCGCGGATCGCGGTCAGCGTGTTTCGGTGAACACCTGTCGCGTCGGCTACTACATTTAGCTTCCTATCATGCAGAAGGCCCTTGATCTGGTCTAGTGTCATCATCTGAAAAAACTCCTCGTTTGTGCGTCTATGCCCTCTTGACATACTCCCGCGCACAATGCAATGTCAAGTCACCGGGTTGAGAGCCTGCCCCGGTCAGGCGAGGCACAAGGTGCCAAACATGAAAGGAACGATCCATGTCAATCATGGAGTTAGCACGCAAGCCGGTTGACCGGCCTGTCATCGTGACAGTTTGCGGCGATGCTGGGCGAGGCAAGACAAGCCTCGCAGCGGCATTTCCCAAGCCTATCTTCATCCGCGCAGAAGACGGGATGCAAGCCATCCCGGCAGACAAGCGCCCTGATGCGTTTCCACTTTTGCAAAGTGCATCGCAGCTTTGGGAGCAAATCACGGCTGTGATTCATGAGCCGCACGATTACCAGACGCTGGTAATCGACAGCGTAACAGCCTTGGAGCGGCTTTTCGTGGCGGATGTTCTGGCACAAGACCCAAAGGCCAAAAGCATCAACCAAGCCCTTGGCGGATACGGCGCTGGCACGGCTGCGGTGTCTGCTATGCACCAGCGGGTTCGCAAGGGTGCTGGGCTGGCAAATGAAAAGCGCGGGATGCACGTTGTCTTCGTGGCGCACGCTGATGTGGAAACGCTGAAGCTGCCCGACGTTGACGACTACATGCGCTGGACCCTGCGCCTGCCGCCTAAATCGCAGCCGCCCTACACCGACGATGTGGATGTTGTCGGGTTCCTGCGTCTTGTGACCTACACCAAGGGCGAGGACGGCGACCGCAAGAAGGCGATCAGCACGGGCGATCTGGAAATGGTTTGTCATGCTACGGCTGCCAACGTCTCTAAGAACCGCTACGGCATCACCGATCCGCTGGATTACCGCATCGGGGAAAACCCGCTGGCCAAAGTCATCCCGTCGCTTGGCGGGGCAAAATCTAACACCAAAGAAGAAGGAGCCGAATGATGGGCTTTTGGGATCTGAGCGACGGCGAGACAGCCGCAAACACTGGCACCGAATATGAAGTGCCTTCTGGCAATATTGAACCGATCCCGGCAGGATCGTCTGTGCTGGCCATGATCGACGAGTGCAAGTGGGAGATGAAGCCCACTGGCGAGGAGTTTATCTCGGCACGCTGGACAGTTCTTGCGCCGGAGGAATACAAAAACCGCAAGGTGTTTCACAAGCTGTGGGTCTTGGATATGGACCCCAGCGCCAAGGACGAAGCGTCTGGCATCAAGAAGCGCGACAAAGCCCGCAAGATGCTGGCAGCCATCGACGCCAACGCGGGCGGCAAGCTGACCGCAAAGCCGGGACGCCCGACCAACGATGACCTTTTGAGCCTGACCAACAAGCCAATGGTTGCAAGCATGATGATCTGGTCAATGCCAGATACGCGCAACGGCGGCATGATGCACGGCAACTGGGTATCTGCGGTGGCTTCCAAAGGCTCCAAAGATATCCACGTTGCAGAAGCAAAACCGCTGCCATCTGGTGGCCCGGAAGCTTCAGGTTCGCGTGATGACTTTGGTTCCAAGCCGGGTGCCGGCTATCGCGCCCCGGTGACGGACGACGAAATCCCGTTCTAAAAAATGGGACGCCCAGCCCGTCAAGGTTGGAGCCGAATAGACCTGAGCAGTCAGGCGGCGGGCTGGGCAAACAAACATTAACCGATTGGAGCCGGGAATGGAACAACGCACGAAAGAATGGTTTGAGGCACGCGCAGGCCGCATCACAGCATCAAGCGTGGGCGCGATCTTGGGTCATGCGCCCTACGCCACACGCGACGATGTAATGCGCCGAATGGTGCGTGAGTATCATGGTGCGCCCACTGAGTTCGAAGGCAATATTGCCACCGAATATGGCACGCGCAACGAGGCTGGGGCGCTGACCGAATACATGATGGAAACGGGCAATGTCGTTGAGGCAGTGGGGTTCATCAAATGCGATGATTGGGGCGGGTGCAGCCCAGATGGATTGATTACGAACAGCGGCAAGGGATTGGAGATAAAATGCCCATTCGGCCTGCGAAAGGATGAAGTGCCGACGTTCAAGACTTTGGCAGAACAGCCTCATTATTATGACCAAGTGCAGTTTTCCATGTATGTAGCTGGCAAGGTTTTTTGGGACTTTTACCAATGGTCGCCGCGCGGGACAAAACTGGAGACTGTTTTGTGGGATGGCGATTGGATGGACGAAAACTTGCCAAAGCTGCGACAGTTTTATGCGGAGTATTTGGCCGAGCGGGAAGAACCAGCAATACACCTTGAGCCAAAGCGTCCCATCATCGACACGCCAGAAGCGCATCGCATCATGGCTGAATACGACCAGATTTGCGATGCACTGGATCGGGCCGAAGAACGCAAGAAAGAACTGCTGGCCGACATGGTGAAAATTGCTGGCGAGAAAAACGTAGTTTTCGCTGGGCGCAAGCTGACCAAGACAGAAAAGGCTGGCGCTATAGCTTATGGCAAGGCTGTGAAGGCTCTAATGCCAGATGCCGACCTTGAACCGTATCGCGGCAAGCCTTCAAGCTATTGGGGGGTCAAATGACCCTCCGCCCCTATCAGGCTGACGCAGCGCAGGCAGCTTTGGATTGGATGAAGCGCAGCACCGCGCCATTCATTATCGACGCGGCCACTGGCGCAGGCAAGTCTCACATCATTGCCGAGATCGCGGCCGTCATTCACGGCATGACAGGCAAGCGTGTACTGTGTCTTGCGCCTAGCGCCGAATTGGTCACTCAGAACCGCGAGAAATATCTGGCAACGGGAAACCGAGCCAGCATGTTCTCAGCATCAGCGGGCGCAAAAGAATTGCGGCATCCTGTGGTTTTTGGCTCTCCGCTGACCGTCAAGAACCGCGTAAGCCGCTTCAAGGAACATTACGCACTGGTGATCTTAGATGAAGCGCATGGGATCACGCCGACTGTGCGCGAGATAATTGATGCCATGAGAGACGGCAATTCAAACTTGCGGGTTTGCGGGCTAACAGCAACGCCCTATCGCTTGGGGTCTGGGTGGATCTTCAGAGAACATGACGGCGGCAAGATTAATGGCGAGGACACAGCCCGCGATCCATACTTTGCAAAGTGCGTTTACAAGATAGACGCAAGGTCGCTGATCGAAATGAGATACCTGACGCCGCCAGTGATCGGGAAGATCAACGCCAAGGGATATGACACTGGCGGTCTTGCCCTAAACAGCAGAGGCCAGTTTGATGCCGATGCAGTTGATCGTGCTTATCACGGCCACGGGCGCAAAACGTCGGCCATCGTCGGCGATGTCGTGGCGCAGGCACATGATCGCCGTGGCATTATGTTCTTTGCCGCCACTGTAAAGCACGCTCAAGAGATCATGGCCAGCTTGCCACAGGGGCTTTCCGAGATTGTCACGGGTGACACTCCAAAGAGCCAACGAGACGATATCCTGCAAAGGTTTAAAGCGCAGCAAATCAAGTATCTGGTCAACGTGTCTGTGCTAACCACTGGATTTGATGCCAGCCATGTCGATCTGATTGCCATTCTTCGCAAGACCGAAAGCGTTGGGCTGCTACAACAGATCATTGGACGCGGCCTTCGACTGCATCCCGGCAAGACAGATTGCTTGGTTCTGGATTACACCACGAACCTTGAAGATCACTGTCCAGACGGCGATTTGTTCGCGCCAGTGGTAAAAGCTGGCAAGGCTTCTGGTGGCGGTGACGGGCTGACTTGCATCTGCCCATCGTGCCAATACGAAAACAGCTTTACGGCTAGCCCGTTGTATCTGGATTATCAAAAGGACGAAGCTGGCTATGTGCTGGATTTGGATGGGCGACAAATCATGTCAGACTTTGGCCCCATCCCCGGTCACTTCGGTCGTCGCTGCATGGGGCTGGTGCAAGCTGGCAGGCGCGGTGAATACGAGCGGTGCGGGTATCGCTGGACATTTAAAGAATGCCCGCATTGCGCCGCAGAGAACGACATCGCGGCTCGGTATTGCATGGCCTGCAAAGGCGAGATCGTTGACCCCAACGAAAAGTTGGTTGCAGATTTCAAGGCGCTAAAACGCGACCCAACGCGCACGCAAACAGACAAGGTGCTAAGTATGTCATGTGCGCCCGGGATCAGCCGATCTGGCAATCGCACAATGCGGGTGGAATGGGTTACGCCATATCGGCAGTTTGCCACTTGGTTTATGCCAGATGCGCCGCATGTGCGCGGTCAGGTGGCGTGGCAGGCTTTCGAGGCTGTGACTATGGGCGGGACAGTCTCGCCTAAAACTGTGACCTATGCGAAGAATGCAGAAACAGGCTTCTTTGACATCAAGGCGTATAATCGGCCAGCCGATGAGGCGCCGGACGCCAAGCCTGAACCAGAACCCGAATGGGATCCTTTTGATGAGGTAGATCAACATGCGGCTGAGTGACTTCCAAGACATTGCCCAGCGCGGCGTGGTGACGTTTGGCGATCTGGAGTTCCGCGGCAAGTGCGCGACCGAGGCGCAGGAGCAAATCACGTTTTTCGCGCGATTGCGGCGCGAGTATGGGGCGACTTGGGGCGCGCTAGCCATCCACCCGCGAAACGAAGGCTTGCGCGCTGGCGGGCAGCTTAGCGCGATTGCGAGGCATAAGGCCGAGGGCATGGTGTCAGGCGCTGCCGACATCATCATTCCGGGGCGGGTGACGTTTGTCTGCGAACTGAAGCGCCGCGACCCAACGCAAGGGCGCTGGCAGGACGGGCAGCGCGAATACCTTGAGGCGGCTGCGAAGGCCGGGGCGTTTGCCTGCGTGGCGCTGGGCTGTAACGCTGCATGGCAGGCGCTACACGCTTGGATCGCGGCCCGCGACTAGGCCAGCTTGCGCCCGTAGAAGATTTCCAGTTCGGCGAGGCGCTTTTGAATGTCAGAACGGGCGGCCTCATCGAGCCGCCCTTCTTTGTGCAGTTGCAGCATATAGCCTTTGAGTTCTGTCACGCTGATGATCGTGGCGACCTTCTGCGCGTGCGAAGGTTCCTGCCCGCCCGCCGAAGCGCGCAGGCAAGCCCATTCGGCTTTTGATCGTTCAACCCTCACCCGTCGCAATCTCGCCGCCGCAGGCCAGATATCCGCAGCCGTCGATCCAGTTGTCCGCGTGGGCCGGGTTCGACTTGGCGCGGGCCAGCTTCAAAAGGGTCATCATGATGGCCACGTCGTGCGGCTTGATGTTGCGGTTCAAGTGAGCTGACCAGTACGCTGCAATCAGGCCGAAGTTGTCCTCGGCGGACCCGTGCGTCGCCGCGCGGTCAACCATGATGAACTCTTTGGCCGTGTCCAAGATTTTTGCCCGGTTCACTTGGACACCCATTCTTCTTCGAACCGCAGATCTTCGATCCCGGTTATGTCTGCGATGCGGTGGCGGTAGACTGCCGACGGGACGAACCTCCCCGTCATCCAGCGGCTAAAGCTGGACGATGCCACGGGGATCTGCTGGGCGATCCAGCCCAGCTTGCGCCCGTCCTTGGCGCACCAGTCCCTGATTTGTCGTTGGGCCATCATTGGAGCTCTCCTGTGTTTCGGTGCCACCAGACCTAGAGGCTAAAATAATTAGCGTCAAGTGCATTTATTTTCTTGCACGCTGCAAATCAGGGTTTATAAGTGGTGGCACGAACTAGCAAACAAGGATGACCCAGATGACCATCGCTTTCATCAAACTGACCTCCTACGAAAACCGCGTGATCCAGTTCTGGAAAGATAACGTCAACGCCGCATCAGTCACCCATCTTGATGTCCTGATCGACAGCTACAACGAGTATGCCGTCGAGGCGGGTCCGAACGGGCAGTTCTGCGAATACACCCGCGAGATGCTGGAGCCGCTCAAGGCCGAGATTGACGACCGCTTGGAGACAATCCTTGAGCGTTATGCGGATTGGGCGTCCGACTGATGACCCTCGCCGACCACCTCGACCTGCTGGGGATCATTCCCCGGCAGGCCCCGCCGAAGCCCACCCCACAGCCAGCAGCCTACGCGCCGCCCCAGTGGAAACCAACTTACCAAGGCGAAGAGCCGCCGTTTTAATAGGAGACTAGCATGACCAACATCACCATCACCATCACGCTGGAGCAGGCCGAGACCGCGCTGGATTGCATCGACCGCGACATGGACTACAGCACGCACGACCAGCCAGATTATCACGACCTCAGTGAGATGCTGCACAACCTGCGCCGCATTGAACTGCGCCAGCGCCTGACATCTGCCATCAACGCCAACAAGGAAATCAAATAATGCGTATCCGAGACATCCTCGCCGACCTGATCGGCATCTTCGCCCTCTTCGGCCTGCTTTACGCTGGCTTCATGTTCGGCCTCGGGATGGGGTGGTGACATGGCCGTCAGACTTGGAGCAATGGACACGCACATCGTGCTGACCGCGCTGTGGGATTATCGGGAGACGCTGACCATCGCCAATGATACTGCGCCGACCCCGCACATTCAGGCAAGGATCGACAGCGTTGATCGCCTGATCGCATCGTTCAAGAAATCATACTTCGCCTTGGACAGATTGGGGATCATGTGATGACCGAAGCAGACAAACTCCGCGAATACATCGCCACGAAAGAGAAACAGCTTGCCGATCTTGAGGCAAAGTACCCCGGAGTTCGACCGGGTTGGGTCTCGGAAGAGACGACCACACTGTGGTTCTATCTGATGGACGCCAAGGCTGAATTGCAAAAACTGGAAGCAGAGGAATAACAAATGCAGCAAACAATCTTGCTGACCAACCAACTCGCCACGGGCAGTGCCTTCGCCCTAACGGCGGATAATCAGAATGTTTTTATACCCAGTAAGGTCATGCTCGAAAAAGGCGTGCGTGTCGGCCAGAAGGTGCAGGCCATCGTGGTGCCTAACATGACCCGGCCAGATCGCACGCCTTGGCTGGCGGTGAGCATTTTGGACGCAGCACCTCTGCCGCAAGAAGACGCGCTGGCCGAGATGATATTGGGCACCATCGAAAGCGATGGCCGTGGCACCGTCGAGGAAATCGCGACATCGCTGAACATGGCCAACGGACTCGCGGCTGCCAAGGTTTCCGAGTTGGTGGCGTCGGGACAGCTAGTGCGGCTGACCTGCTACGACCTGCCGGAGGAGGACGCATGAGCATTTCACGCAACATGACAGAGAAGCATCTGGCCGATGTCATGGCGGCCTTGCCGGACAAGATGGACGAGGGGGAACTTTGCGCTCTGACGCTGACCGTTTATTCCGCCTATGTGAACGACCCTGCCGAAGTAATTTCGTCGCTGATCGCAGCTGTCTACACCTATGGGGCGGTTAAAGGTTTTAGCGCGAAAACAATGTCGGCTGGATTGCGAATGAGCGCCGACCTGCACGACGAAAACCCGAAGACAAAGCACTGAGGAGCGAGCGATGTTTTTCCGCAAGAAACCAGAAACGATGCCCGTGCGGGACGTGCAGTCCGAGGCGGTGGCGGCGATCATACAGGGCTCGGCAATCCTGCCGTCTCGTCGTTTGACAGGGGCGATCTTCACTGCCCTGCTCGACAACCCCGGGATCAGCGTGGCGGAGCTCGACGATCTAGCCAACAAGATTTCGCGGCTGGCTTGGAACAGGGGGCGGAAATGAGAGACTTCTGGATAACCGTGCCGCTGGCGGGCATCGCCTGCCTTGCGTTCTTTATCTACGGCATCGGTCATCTGATCCTTGCCGACTCGGAGCGAGGTCAGGCGCGGTATGAGCAGTGCATCGCCGCCGACAAGCAGTGGGTGCAGGGGAGTTGTGTGAAATGACTGACGACAAGGAACTGATCGCACGGCTGCGGGGTGCCTGCTACTTGGCCTTTGATGACGGGACCAATGACTTCGGAACAGCACCCGAAGCCGCCGACCGCATCGAAGCCCTGACCAAGGAGCGGAATGCGCTTCGGTCTGCACTAAACCGCATTCGCCCTATCCCAGAAAGAATTTTGCGCGGCATTCCTGTTCGCGATTTAGCAGAAACACTGGCAGAAGCTGACAGCGCGTTGATCAAAGGAGAGAGCCATGAGTGACCAAACATGCTGTGGCGCTTGCGGCTATCCAGTACATGCGACCAAAGAAATGGCTTGCGATTGGTGCCGCAAATCCGCCGCCCGCATCGAGGCTCTGACTGACAAGCTGGCGAAGGCGGAAGCTGGGCTGCTCGCCATTGCTAAGCGCGATGAGCAAATGATCTGGGGCGAAGACTATGAGGTGGAAGAAGCATTCAAAGATATGCGCGACATCGCCCTCGCCACCCTCGCAGAGATCAAAGGAGAGAGCCATGAGTGACATCCGCATCTTCAAGGGCGATGGCAAGCGGGCCGAGGACGTGACCGGGGAACTGGGCGACCGCATCAAAGCCCTGATCTATGAATATAGCGGAAGAATGCCACTCGCCGCTGCCGTTGGTGTCCTGCATCTTGTGGCTTACGAAATCACAAGGGACAGCGACTGATGACACGCACCCGGCACGACACATCTCCACAAGCGCAGGCAATCCGCGCCGCTGGCTTTGTGCGCGTGCCGGGTGGGCTTTGGGCCACGCAGGAGCAACTGGACCTGATCCTTTATATGCTTCAGCAAAACTTAGACACCATAAGCAAGATCAAGGACAGATACGAATGGCACCGCCGAGACGACTGATTACCCGCGACATGATCCAAGCCGCCAAGGACCAAGGCTGGCATCTTACCATGGCCGCAAACCATTACGGAATGCACCGCTCTAGCATCGCGGCCGCCTGTGAGCGTTTCGGCATCGTTCTGCCGATGCACCCGTTCTCCCCGCAACGAGTCAGCCCAAAGAGCAAGGTGTGGATTGACATCGCTGACGGCGAGACAAAGCCCAAGATCAAACTGTCAGCCAGCCCTGCGGCGGTCGAGCGGGCCTTGGCGAGGAAGGCCTGACATGAGACCCATCTACGAAACGCAGAGCAACAGGCAGGCAGAGGCTGAGTTTTCAACCCTATTGTCAGAGGCCTTTAATTGCAGCCTGCACAAGCTGCCAATACGATATGGCCTCGACTTCAGCGCGGTAAAAAATGATATTATCCTTGGCTTCTTGGAGACAAAGATCAGAACCAACCCCGTGCATCGATATCCAACCTACATGATCTCTTTGGGAAAGTTCATGTCAGCCAACGCGCTCACGCAGGCTACCGGGAAGAACTGCAGGCTGGCGGTGAGATGGTCTGACGCGTGGGGATACGTTTACCTAAAGATGACACCCGACATCTCAATCTCAATGGGCGGCAGGCGTGATCGGGGAGACGAGCAGGACATTGAGCCAGTGTGTCTTATCCCGATATCATCTTTTCAAATTACATTCTTGAAGGGGCCATCTTGACCCGTTAAGAATGTTGGCGAGGGGCGCACACAATCAAGAAACCGTCACGGGTTGCTTTGTGTTGGTCGACGATCAGACTGCGCTACGGCTTATCATCACCAGCGCGCCCCTCGCGATCTTTCATCCTCTCAGCCAGCGCCAGCACAAGGCCGCCGAACTGGCCGAATGGAATGATGGCCCGATGCTGGCCGAACCAGACAATCAGGCCATCGCGTGTCACCCGCCAAGACGCTATGGGATAGCCGTCTTTCACCCCAGCAGCTTCGCCAGTGTCTTCGGGCCAGCCACGCCGTCAGCGGTCAGACCGTTGGCCGACTGCCACTTTTTCAGAGCCGCCTCGGTGCCGGGGCCAAAGTCGCCGTCAGCCACAAGGCCCAGCTTGGCCTGCATCTGCTTGACCTCGTCACCCTTAGAGCCACGGCGCAGAGTGCCGCCAGAGGCCGCAGGAGCGGCGGAAGGCGCTGCGCCGCCGAGGATAGCCAGCGCCTCGTTATAGTGCTTCTTGCGGTCCTCTAGGCCAATTGTCCCACCGTTCACCAGTTTGGTCATCTTCACAATGTCAGAGGCATCACAGGCCGCATTCAGGTTGCGGCTTTTCCAGTACCAGCACGCACTCTCAAGCGCGCCTTTCTTGGTCTGTACATAGTCAATGACCTGCTCTGCTGTCAGGCCAATTGTCTTGCCGAAGTTGGTATAGTTTTCACGCCCCGTTAATTGGATCGGGCCTCGGCCTCTGAAGTTGTAACCGTCATTGCTGGCCGCATCGCCGTTGCCCATGCGGTTTGCGTAGACCACGTTGGCGATCTTCTGCGGCTGTTTTGCATACTCTGCCGCGTTGCGCCCAGCGTTCTTAAAGTATTTGGGAAAAATCTTGTCGAGCGTTTCAGCCCGGTAGAACAGATTTTCTTCAAGCACTTTTAGGGATTGGCTCTCATGGCCCGTCTGTGCGAAGAAACCAGCCACGCGGTTTGGCGTGTTGATCTCATACTTTGGCAGGATTTCCATTGCGGCATCAGCCCATGCCTCTGCCTCTGGGTTGCCGTGCAAAAGATGGACGATCTTTTCTTTGGTCAGCATTTTTCAGGCTCCTATTCGCACCACGAGGACTTGGCCTCGCCTTTGTATGGACGGGCTAGGCCCGCAGAGATCAGACTTTGGGCTAGGCTTTGGTGGTCCAGATAGACATCACCCAGCACCCTGCCGCCGTATTTGTCCCACTTGAGGATTTTGATATCGACCTCGAGGGCGTTGGCCACAGCGTTCTTGGTGAAGGCGCTGGCCTTCTTGGCCAAGGCGGCCTCGGCATCGCATTGAGCGCGAGGGGCTTTCTCAGGCGTATCTATGCCGATGACCCTGATCGACAGCTTGGGCGGCAGGGGCGACGGTAGAAAATCCACCGCAATCTCCACGGTATCGCCGTCAATGATGCGGGTGATCTCATAAGCATGAGCAGGCGCAGCCGTCAGCAGGAGCAGGGCCAGCCATTTCATTTCTTCGGCTTCTTCTTCAGGACCGCGCCAAGCACAGCCTCCTGCGCCATGTCCTTGCCCATGCCGCCGAGAAGATCGCCCACGTTGCCCGTGGCGGCGATCTTGATGGCACCTTCGACCGGGTCAGGCAGGTTCACCTTGTCCAGCACAGCGTCAACGACCTTGGCCTTGGCCTTGCGGCCAATCATCATTCCGATCATGCGTCCAATCATTCTTGCGACTCCTGTGGCGACGGCTCACTGCCGCCCTTGTTGCGGTTGCTGCCTGCCGAGAGTACGCCGCCGAGCGCACCAACCAGAAAGCTGGCGATGGGGGTGAGGATGGAAAACAGTGCGCGGTCGTTTTCGCTGCTCTCGCCCAGCGGCTGGGTGACAAAGATCAGCGCGTAAAGGGTGAAGAACACGATGCCGCCGAGAGTGCAGGTCAGCGCCACGCCGATGAAGTAGCGCAGCTTGGCTTCCATAAAGTCAGGATCGTTCTTGCTCATTCCGAAACTCCTGTCAGATCGGACGCACAGTTTCTTGTGCGAAGGCAAAGCGGAGGGTTGCATTCGACGGCGTCGAAAAGTTCTGGCGATTGGCATGGGTAACGATAAAATCCGTCACCGCTCAGCCACAGGATGCCGAAAATGCCAGCAACGAAGGCAAGCCAAGTTAGCTTCTCGCGCATCCTACCACCTCCCCATATAGCGGCCCCAGACATACAGGCCGACGCCAGACAGCGCCACGGTCACCAAGATTATACCAGACCAGAGTAAAAACTCCATAATCGACTCGATGATCTCGCGGCGGCGGTAAACCTGCTCACGCTGCTGCTCCCGAACTCGGCGCTCGATGTTCTGAAAATCCAGCCAAGCGTCGTTGCCGTAGGTGTAGCTGATAAGCTGGCGCAACTCCTTGCGCTGTTGTTCGCATTGCTTCTGAGCAGCAAAGATGTCGATGGCACTCTTCTGGTTGCCACCGCCAAACAGCGTCTGGAACACGCCGGGAGGCTCGTTGGCCTTGTCCGCCGCGTAGGCAATGTCAGAGACGGCCTTGCCCCATTCAGACAGTTGGGACGCCATGTCCTGAATTTCGCGGCCAGCGGCGATGCCCTGCTTCAGCAGGCCGAAAGCCTTGCTGCCGACAGAGATGGCCATGCCAATGCTAACTGGGTCGAACATCTACAGGCTCCAGAACGGCGGACAAAAGGACAGCGGATGAACCGCCAGCGCGATGTCCGCAGTATACCTGCAAATCTTGACAAATACCATGCGCCCGTCGATCCAGATGTGCGTGTAAGCCACCCAGATCAACGGCACAGTCACCTTGCCAGACTTCTCAAGAGCGCGTCGATCTTGTGGTCAAGGTTGTCGATCCGAGCGATCAGCATGTTAATGCTGGCCTGCACGTCAGTCTTGGTGACGTAGTCGCGGGCCATCTCCTCGCGTGTGCGATTGAGCAGCACTTGAAGACGATGCACCTCGTCAGCGTGGCCTTTTAAGACCCAGCTAACGAGGCCGAGGACGGCTGAAAGACCTGCGCTCCAGAGCATCTCAGGTGTCATCAGATCACCAAGGCAAGCCGTTCAGGGTTACCGGGTTCTTCTGGGCTTCGATCTGCTGCAACAGGCTGGCCTCTGCGGCGTCCTTGTCCACGGAACCCCAGACCCACGCCAGAACGTCGGCTTCGGTCAAGGTGTCGTAGGGCTTGAAGCCCGCTGCGGTGGCGTCAGGAGTGAAGCCTGCGGTGCTGTATGCGGAGGCGCTGTAGTCCCCGTCAACGGCAGTCACGGTCCAGTGGGCGGTCGTCACGCCACCATCAGCGGCATTGCGGTCGAGTTGGGAAATCTTCCAAGTGATGACGGCGGTCATTCGGTTTCTCCTTGTGCCAGCGAGGCGGTGAGCATGTTGACGAAGGCATCACGGCCAACCTGAAGCTGGTCAAGGTTGAACCGTGTCGAACCGATCTTGCGGTCCAGATCAGCAACGTGATTGATGAGCATCTTCTGCTCGTCCGTCAGTTGGTCTTCACTATATTCGATATCGTTGATCGTGATGGTTTGCGGTGTTTTCTGAGCCATCGTGATCCTCCTTTCGGGGTTAGGGGTTAAGTCGCTGCGCCTCTAGATGCGCCTGATATGCAGACTTAACCGCGTTCGTGTGGACCAGTGCGGCAATGGCCTGTACCTCGGCAGTTTCGGTTGATACATCATCCAGCGGGCCTACCACACGACGGTGGAAGCTGCGGCTGATCTCTACGCCATCACGCTCAATGATCGTGGCCGTGCGAACCTGAACGTGCTTAAAGGCCCCGACGATCTCGATCTTGTCTTCGACTGTGCGTTCCGTGAGTGCCATCGTTTATCTCCTTATGGCAGGACTGTCCGACCCCTTGGTGTGGGGTTAGGTGGTGTAGTAAGTCACAGTAAATTTCAAGGTGTCGTTGGTTGTCCATGTCATGGGACTAGTAGCAGTTATTCCCGAATTATAGTTGGGAATACTCGGGACAAGAACGCCCGTCACCCCGTCACCCAAAGCCGCCACCGCCTCAAACCAGCGGCTCCCCACATCAAAAACTACGCCATGAACTTTAGTATAGCCAGAGAAGTCGTTAGCCGATGCAAAGGGCAAGCCCGTAATATCCCCTAGAGTTCCGACAGATGTTGTTGACCCACATATAAAGCCGAAAACAGCCGTAACCAGCCTACCGACTTTTGTGTAAGTCCCGAAAACCGTGCCGTTCCCTACGGTCAGATTTGTAAAACTAGGCGTCCAAGTCCCCTCCTCGTAGTCATCCAGCAGATTAGCCGAGCCAGAGCCACCGAGGTAGACGCCGCCATTTGCAACAATTTGACCTGAACCAGAGGGGCTTGTCGTCGTCCCAACCAGCAGGTTCCCGCTGCCGTCCACCCTGAGGCGCTCCGTAGGCGGGTTACCATCTCCGACATAGGTTCCGCCGGGGAAAAAGTCTGCAATCGCAAAGGGTGCGCCGGGCTTATGCTGGATGGCCATCACCCCTACACTTGACGCACCAATAGTTATGGATGCACCATAAGTGTTTGCAGCATCCCCTGCGCCGCCAGCGTTAAAAGCGGCAACTAAACCCCTACCATTTGGGTTGTTTGTATTGCCGCCCGTTCGAAAACTTGTCGCTTCGCCGCTTAGATATGAACTCCCCCCAGCGTTAGAGTTAATGGTCAGCTTAGCGGAAGCCGTCGTCGTACCAACCAGCAGGTTCCCGCTGCTGTCGATGCGGGCGCGTTCGGTAACATCTGAACTCGCATTTGTGCGCGTACCAAACGTCAGCGCGGAAGCAGCGTCGCCTGTGTGAACGGCACTGATAGAAGCTGCGGCAACGTTTGCTGATCCGAGAGCGTCAAGCCGCAATGTCGCAGCCGTCGCGTTGGTGCTGGAGTCATTGCGAATATACGCAATCACCCCGCTCGTAAGTGTGTTGCTGGAGCTGTAGACGGTATTTATGGTGGTGTTCGCTTGGAGCCTTGCCGAAGGCGAAGTCGTCCCGATCCCCACGTTGCCTGATGCGTCGATACGCATACGCTCCGTCCCGCCCATGCTGAACTTCAGCGGACCTTGGCCTCCAGCGACAAAGCCAACATTGATGTCCATGCCGCCAGCGTCAGAGTTGCTTGGGGTCAACTCAACCGCCGTCTTGCTGGTCCGCAGATGCACATCGCCAGAGGAAGACGTGATAGAACCCACGGAAAGGTCCGCTGTGGGGCTGCTTGTCCCAATCCCTACGTTGCCTGATGCGTCGATGGTGGCTCTCGTTGTTCCGCCAGTACCAAAACGAAGGATGCCTGCGGTTGCGTCTGTGCTGGACGTGCCGATGAAAGCGCCGTTGGAAAACTGCCCAAGCTGCAAGTAGCCAGATGCGCTGGTGTTCACACGAATGTCTGTGTTCGTGCCAGCGTTGAGTTCAAGGATCGCACCGGGAGACGCAGTTCCGATCCCGACCAAGCCCGCAGACGTTACCCTGACACGCTCGACACTGGCCGTATGCAGCAAGAGGTTGTTGCCGCTGTCGTAAGCAATCCGGCCACCGTCAGTGTCAGACGTTTTTCCCAGATCAAGAACCGCAGTGTTGGCATTTCCGCTGGTCACACGGGCAACGGTGTCCCCTGTAGACAAGACATGAAGCAACGCACTTGGGCTGGTCGTCCCAATCCCCACGTTGCCAGCGCTTGTAACCCGAACCCGCTCAACACCAGCCGTCTCCACCGTCATGGTATCAGCCGCAGGGAAGCGAATGGCGGTGTTGGTGTCGCCCGAATGCACGATCTTGTCGGGGATGGTCACATCGCCAGTGGCCGTGATGGTTGTCCCGGTGATGGCTGCGGCAGACGATCCACCAATGACAGCGCCGTCCACAGTGCCTCCGTTGATGTCGGCGGTGGTTGCAACGAGTGAGGTCGTGGTAACCGCAGCAGCAGACGTGCCGCCGATGGTCGTGCCGTCAATGGTGCCGCCGTTGATGTCGGCAGAGGTGATGGTCAGGGATGCCAGCGTGTTGCCCGAGAGAGCATTGTTCAGGCTGGTGTCGGAGACGTTGGCAAGATCAGCCCGCGCCGCTTCCACACCGCCAGCCGTCGTTCCGTCGTGAACGTGGATCGACTTGTTGGTTGTGTTGACGCTGATTTCACCCTCGGCACCCGTGAAGCTGGTGTGCTGGGTGGACGTGCCACGGCGGCGCTGGACTTGTTTGGTCATCTGTCACCTCGGAGGTTATGCCGTCTTATATCATGATTGTACTACTTGGCAGTGATAAAGTTAACAGGGGGAATGACACTTGCCCGAGGCGCGGAAGCATAAATTCTTCGATACTGAATGTATGTAGTAGATGTGTTCCTCTGCACTCCTGCCGAAAGCCTTGCCCCTGTTGTAGGGCCAACCACAGCAAGCGCAACTTGCCAGCTTTCAAGCGCCACCCACTCGTCAGATGTTGTTGCGCTTCCACCGTTTGGAACTGAATATTTGTCGCCAATAGCCAGAAGGGAAGACGCGCTGGCATATGTCAAAGCCCCACTAGCGTCAAAGGTGACCAAGCCATAGCCAGAAGGCGTTGAGAACAGGCTTGCCCTCTTTACGTCCCTGATCTGAAAGCTGGATTTGTTTCCGATGAACCCTCCGGGGTATTTCGAGATTGCATCGCCGATTTCTAGCTTCCAGAACCTAAGCGTGCCTGCCGGAGTGTTGGCAAAGTTCCAACCAGCGGTCACAGATGTACCTGAAACTGTTGTCTCGGAGTCAAGAAGATAGGTTGGGGTAGACCCATCCATGACAAGTTCGCCAGCAGCATTCAGTATGTTGATGCCGTATGTCATTTGAACCTGCACACGATAAGATCAAAGTTTGATGTTGGAGAAAGCCCAGCAGGCTGAGAAGTCCATGTTAGAGTTGAGCCGCTCCAGCTTATGCTAGGTGGCGATCCACCATCGTTAATCTCAAAGAAGACTGCGGAGTTGGCTTCTACAGCGCCAGATGGGATTGCCTGCGATCCTGAAGCAGTGGTTTTAGTGGCGCGATACACCTCTTGCAGACTTCTTACGTTCTCAAGCGTTGTGACGCCAATCGTTGTCGGGATTGCAAGACCATAACTCATGCCAAGTTCCCGATCCTAACGCGCAGTGTGCCGCTGCTGTCGAACACGCTGATCTTGTCGTCTTGGATCACAAGGCGTGCGCCCGATGGTGCGCTTTGCAGCGTGCCGATGGTTGCGCTGACCGCGGACAATGATGAGACGTTCAGCTTATCAGCCGTGATCGCGCCAGCCGATACCTGTGCCGCCGTGACGGCACCTGCCGCAATCTTCGAGGTGATGATCGACCCGGCCAAAATTTTGTCAGCCGTGACCGAGTCGACTGCCAGCTTGTCTGCTGTGATCTGACCAGCGGCGATCTTGTCGCTGACAACCGCGTTGGCCGCGATCTGGTCCGCGTTGACAGCGCCAGCCGAGATCTTGCCAGCGATCACGCTGTTGGCCGCCAGCTTGTCGCTTTCGATTGACCCAGCCGCGATCTTGGCCGCCGTGATGGCGTTGGCGGCAACCTTGTCAGCCGTCACCGCGTTGGCCGCGATCTTGTCGGCAGAAATCGCGCCTGCGCTCACCTTGTCTGCCGTCACCGCGCCAGCATTGATCTGGGTGGCCGTCACGGAGTTGGCCGCGATTTTGCTGGCCGTGATGGCATTGTCGGTGATCTGCGTCCCGGCGATCTGCCCAGTAAGATCGGTCGCAGGCACGGCGGCTGTCCACGCAGAGCCTGTATAGCGATACATCTTGTTGTCGGTCGTCAGGAGGACAACGCGGCCCTGATAAAGGTCAATCGACGGCAGGGCGGCAACAACCTCAATGGGACGCAGGCCGTTGGAGAACAGATCAGCCCCAAGCGTGCCGTCGATGTCGGTCGTGCTAACAGCCGCCGTCCATGCGCCATCAACAAGGCGATACAGCTTGCCGTCAGTGGTCAGGACAACGATCTGCGGACCGACATAGCCGGCCACCGTGGGCAGTGTGTTGACCACACCGACAGGCTCAATGCCAGCGGCGAAGCTGGCAAATGTCAGAGAGCCAGCCTCGACCGAAGAAGCCGTATAGATGTCGGTGGACCAAGACGACGTGGTGGCATCCCAGCGGTAGATCGTGATCTCAGGCAGGAGCAGCACAAGCTGGCCGTCGAAGCCACCTGTAGCTGGCAGCGACGAAACAGGCTCAACGCCGAAGGCACCAGCCTCGCTGAAAAGATCGTTGACGGCTTGGTCGAAATCCGCAGGCGCGATCAAGAGCGTGGTCGAGTTGACGGACGACGTGAAGGGCGACTTGTTCAGAGAATAGTCAACCGCTCTGATCCAGTGATAGAGCGTCACGTCATTGGCGAGATTGGCGCGGACAAAGTTTGAGCCTGACGATTGCCCGATCTGCGTGGCGCTGGCCAGATTGTTGGTCGTGCTTTCCCAGATTTCGACGTGAGCAAAATCCTGATCTGCCGGGTTGATCCAGCGCAGTTCGATGTATTTCAGACCCGGCGATGATGTGAGGTTCGACGGGGTTCCGGGAGGCGTCGTGTCGCCGACTGATGCAATCGAGTTCGTGATGAACGGAGACCGCACGCCAAGCGAGTTTACGGCGCGGACGCGGACAATGTAGTCGTAACCGTTCAAGACGGGCTGGATCAGGAAGCTGTTGGTCGTTCCGAGTACGCTGACATACTCCGCATCCGGCGTGATGATCGGCTCGTTGGTAAGCCCCCAATCCTCGCTCTCGGTGGCAGACACAGTAATGCTGCCCCAGTTCTCGCTGTCGGTCTGCGCGTCGGCAATGGAGCCATAATCATCCTCGCCGCCGAGGCGCTTATATTGCACCTCATAGTATTGCACGAAGCGGTCCACCGTGGCCGTCCAAGACGCACGGATGGCAGGCAGAGCGATGCCGTCATCGTTCAGAACAGTCGTGGCCGTCAGAACAAGGTCGGACGGCGCTGGCACGGTGTTGAAGATCGGCAGCGTGGTGTTGTTGCTGATGATCGCCGTCTCGTCGGCATCCCAATCAAAGGCTGCCTCTGATGTTTCGCGCAGGGTCAGCTTGACGCGCAGATCGCCAGCATCCTGATCCGCAAAGAACTGCCAGCCGACGACCTCGAACTCTTTGGCAGACCAGCCGTATCGGCTGTTGGTGATGCCCACGATGTCGCCGACCTGCACGCCGAAAGCGGCAACGCTAAAGTCTGCGTTCAGGGTGATCTGCTCCCGGCCACGGTTTAGCGTCAGGGCCGCAATGCGCTGGGCGGTGGCCGCCGAGGTTGTGTATGGCAGCGTCAGGTCAAGCGGGGTTTCGACGTTGTTGTCTTCCGCCAAATATGCCGCGCTTGTGGCCTCTGGGTAATCAACGACGATGTAGTCTTCATCTTTATCGGTGAACGTGCCGCGCACGATGTTGAACACGTCGGCCATCGACTGCCGCGTCTGCATCTGGATCGGGCTGCGGAAGTCATCCAGCGTGAAGGTCTTGACCGGGCTGGTGTAGTGACCAGCCTTGAGTTGCCAGTTGCCCTGACCCCAGAACAACGTGCCAGCGCAGGCCGTCATCATGTCTTGCAGCACGGCACCCGGCGTCTGATCGGCCCGAATGACGCCGTTCATCGTGTAACGCTTTTCCGTGCCACTGGTGGCCAGCGTGACGTTCTCGTCGCTGATGTTTGCTGCGGACGCGAAGGTGGTTTCATTCACGCCAACATCGCCCAAACCATAGTCCGTGATGATGTAATCGCGCACGCAGAGGGCGGCGTTGGAGGAGTGGGCCGTCAGTGCATTGCGCGGGTCATAGACCTTCTTGCCGTTGACGATGGCAGTGAACAGCGGCATGCCGTTAGGGAATGCGTCTTGGTCATACTCCAAACGGATGTAAAGGTAGGCGATGCCATAGCCGACAAAGCTGCTGTCGATCTGGTCGCTTTCGGCCAAGAGTTCAGCCGGAGCGGCTGTTTGCGATCCCGTGTACTTCTTGATCCTGATCTTACTATTCCAGCTTTGGCTGGTGACGAAGCCATTGGCGTCGAGCGATGCGATCTGATCGTCGATGTAGATGTTGCCGATCGATGCAACCTCATGGCCCGCCAGCGTCAGGATGATGTGCAGATACTCGTTCTCACCGCCCGTGGCTTCCATGTAGGTGATGACGCCGCCCTTGCGGACGGTGCCGTAGACATACTCCTGCGGGGCTGCGGCCTCGCGTGCGTTGACCAGCGTGCCACGGGTTCCAGAAAGATCAGGCTTGGGCGTCAGGGCGGACATTGCCCAAGATGTGACAAGCGTGGTGGCGATATATCCGACCGCACCAATAACAAACGTGCTGGTCGTGCTGATGCTCAAAGCGCCAAGGATTGCGTTCCCGATGGTTATCGGGTCTCGCACCAAATAGCCGGGATGCGAAAGCGACGTTGTGCCTGTCAGAAGCTTTTTAAGCGGCGTCATCGTTTCTCACCCATGCGCTGTCGATGTATTCGATGGGGTAATATACCACGCCAGCCTCGGAAAGAAACGCCGCGTTTGATCCGACAGATATTCCAAAGCCAACGCCCATATATCTCGCCTGTATCACGCCAGAACTGCCGACGACCAGCGCGCCTCTCGGTGGCACGTTGTAGGCCTGCGAAAGACGCTCAGACAGCGCGTCCTCGACATTTTGGTAGCCATACTCCCGGCGAAGTTGGAAGCGCGTCAAAGGGCGTCCTGCGTCCATGTAACGGCCCGCCAGATCATCGCCCCACCCTTTGCCGTACATGCGCCGGAAAGCTGTGTTGGTGAAAATCAGGCAATCCCACACGCCCCATTCGAAAGGCCTGTCCGCGACCTCACGCAAGAAGGCGTGCAGCGCCTTTATGCTTCCTTCCTGCCCCATACCACCGACTTGTCCTGAAGGTCTGCGACGAAGCTAAAGAAGGTGTCGTCTGGGTGCCGCGCCTGATGGCTTTCGTGCGTATAGCGGCGAACTCTAGCCCGGTTCAGTTCGATCAGCTTGCTCTCGACCGTCAGAGAGATGTTCGATGTCTCGCCGCTGTCTTCGATGGTCATCGTGTTCATGTAGCCAGAGAACACCTCGACCACATCAGACACGCTGGAGACGCCGAAGAAGATGCGGCAAATCCGACGCTGATAAGGCTCTGCCAGCGCCAGCGCGACGATGGCATTGTCGATGCCGCTCAGGGTCAGAGATGCCGACTTGGCCGACAGATCGCCAGCCTCCTCAAGCCCGCTGATCGACATCAGGTTGCCCGTGCCGATGTAGGTGTTGAGGCTGATCGTGCGGTCGCCGTAGCCCGTCCAGAGCCGCAGGGGAGCCGTGTCGAACATCATCTCAACGGCATAGAACGGATAGACCTCTGGCTGGGCCAGAGCGGTCAGAATGGCGGCTGGAACGGTTCTCGACATCAAACAGCCTCCATCGCTGAGAACGTGATGCCGTAGATGCTGGCCTCGTTGATCGACCAAGCCTGCTCGTTGCTGGCCAATCTGAAAAGACCCTTGGCGCTGCTTACGGTCACGGCGGCATTGTCGGCTGGCGCGGTGCGGACGTGCGGCCAGAGTTCAAGCGTGACGTTGCCGGAGCCATCGCTGTTGGCGTCCTGCAAGACCTTGTGCAAGCGTGCCGTGCCGCCGCTGCCGATCTGCACATAGTCGCCAGCCTTCAGCCAGCCAGTGACGCCGGATGTTGCCCCGTCGATGTTGATGGTGCCGCCCGTCTGCGATCCACCCTTGATGAGCGGCGTGCCTGTTGCGACACCACGCGCAGTCGCTCCGAGAGGATCGCCGAGCAGGAATGTTCCCAGTGATCCGCGCAAGCTGACGAGCCAAGCGACCCACTGTTCAGCGTCTGCACGCTTCATCGGCGGCAATGTCACATCAGCCTGCCACATCTGACCAGCATAGGCGAAGGCCTGCCCAGCGAAGGTGAACGGGCTTCTGCTGTAGGCCACCGCATTGACGGCCCGCAGTTCGATGCTGCGGATGCGCGTGTTGGTTGGCATCGACAATGGATAGCTGATCGCCATTAGAAGGCACTCCCATATGCGCCGCCGCGCCGCTTGGCATCCAGAACAGCCGCCTTAGCGCTGTCAGCGATCTGCGGCATCAGTTGCTTGATCTCGGCGCGGACGGTTTGCTGCACGCCTGTGGTGACGTTGATCGTTTGGTTCACCACCACGCCACCGCCGCCGCCCATCGCAGCCTTTGCCTGCGGCACGGACAGCACCCGGCCAGATGTAGATGGCACGAAAAGTTCGCGGCCATGCTCGCCGACGACAGAGGCTTGCCCAGCCATCAATGCGCCGCCTGATGCGCTGCCCGTGATGCCAAGTGCGCCTCCGATTGCGCCAAGAATTCCAGAGCCTGCCGCCTTGGACGTTGCAAAGCTGCCGACCAAACGCTGCACCACCAGAACCCGATAAAGTTCCTTGATGATGTCGGCGGCCATAGACTTAAAGGCATCCTTCGCGCTCATCGTCCCATCGACCATGCCCATAAAAGCATCTTCCATTGAGGACTGAATGGTCGATGAGATGCTCTCGAATTCTGTAAGCGTCAGACCAAGGGCTTCGACCTGCTTTGTGTATGCTTCTAAGGATTGCTTTGCCTCAAGCGCCTTTATTTTGCTTTCAGACATTGCGCCATTTGCGCCTTTTTGAGCCGTCTTTGACAACTCAGCCTGAACAGCAAGGTTGTAATGTTCTTCAGCAAGCGCGCTGATGCCAGCAAGAATTTCAGGAGATGCTGTGCCAGATGGATCAGCAGCATTTGCAAGGGCAATTTGATTTGCCAGAAATGCCTCTTTTTCTTTTAGCGCCACGGCCTTAGCACGTTCTTCGTTGCTCAAACCTTGCAAGTCAACTTGATCTTGCAACTCATCTGTTTCCGCCTGAAAGGCATTAAATCCAGCAACGCGCTGGGCATCAGCTTTTTCACGCTGAGCAACAGCAGCCTTGGCCGCTTCAAGTTCTTGTTTCGCAATTTCAACGCGCTCATGGGCATCATCAAGCTGCGTAATTGTCGGCGGCTTGCCCATCTCTGCCTGCATTTCAAGCGCGTTTAATTTGTTTTGCGCCTCAATGAGGTTGTCAGTTTCTTTTTTGACTTTTGAGTATTCGACCGCTGCGGCTGCAAGTTCATCCGCATCTAAGAGGTTTGGCATCCCGCCGCCAGCACTGATCGTCAAAAACTCGCGTGCTGCGCTGGAAAGACCAGCAATGGCCTGCGCGGCGCTAATCAAAAGCGGCGCAATCGTTATCAGAGCAACGGTCAGATTTGATGAGATCACCATAGACATGGCATCAAGCTGATCGCCCGCATCTTCCGCTTTTTTAATTACACTTTCATCAATTACAACGCCCATTGCCTGCGCTTCTTCGCGCATTCTCGCAAGCCCGTCAGAACCCTGAGAAAGCATGTTGATCATCTTGACGCCAGATTTGCCAAACAGATCGGCGGCAAGAGTTGCACGCTGCATTGGGTTTTCAACAGCCGCGATCCTGTCAGCAATCATGCCCAATGCTTCTTCAAGCGGCACGGCAGAAAGTTGCGCCGCAGAAAGATTAAGACCCTCAAGCGATTTCTTAGCGGCAGAGCCACCCATCGCTGCATCGCCAAGGTTCTTTGAAAGCACGACAAGAGACTGCTGCAATACATCTTGCTGAACGCCACTCAGTTGAGCCGCATAGCGCAATTCTTGCAAGGCCGTTGTGGTCAAGCCAATTGAGTTTGCAGCATCAGCCAGATCGCCAAGTTTATCTGCTGCGGCCCGAACAGACGATGCAAGTTGCTGAAAGACAGCGGCGGCGGCTAGTCCCTTTGCGGCCTGCGCCAAGCGTTCAAATGACGCGCCAGCGCCAGACAAGTCCTTGTCAGCTTTCTTTGCAAAATTCTCAACTCGCTTGGAGTTTGCCGCCATAGCTTTGGCAAACTCTTTGTCCTTGGCGGCCAAGATGATGTTTAGTTGTTCAGCACTAATTGCCATCAACCTGCCTCACAAGTTCGCGGAACTGCTCCGCTGTCATCGCGTCATCACCGGGCTTCTTCGGCGCATGTGCATCATGCCAGCCTTGGAAAACAAGCCAAGCGTCTTTCGGGATCATATCACGGATTTCTTCAGGGCGTAAGCCGATGACGATCCCGTTCTTGATCATGCCTCTGACGTTGAGGCGGTCAATTCTTGGTCCTCTAGCGGCTTTTTTTTTGAGGCTTTTTCCACCTCCTCCGCCGTGTCCGGCATGAAGGCAATGCCGAGGACAGCCTGCGCGATCTGATAAAGGCGCAAGAGATCGGCAGGCGTTGCAGACGACAACACCTTGTCGGCCTCTGCGTCTTTCATGCCGCCGCCGACAAGAGCCAATGCCAAAAGGTCTTTGATCTCGGTGCTTGTCGGCTTCTTGCCACGGCCAAAGACGCCCTCCCAGAAATCAAAGATGCCTCGGTGCTTGTCCTCAAACCGCTCAATCTCACGATTGCGGAGCAGGAAAACGTAAGAGGTGTCGCCGATGTATTCGACGACACCTCCACGCGGCGCTTCTGCCGTGATGCTCATTAGACAGCCGTGAACGTGACTGCACCAGTGCTGGACAGCGTAACGGAGTAGGTTACACCGCCTTCAGTCTCGCCGCCAAATTCCAGCGACTCGATGTAGAAAGCGCCTGCATAAGTGCCGAAAGCCGGAACGGTGACGGTAAAGTTGGCTTTGGCGTCTGCCTGCATTGCCACGGTGTTCATCCGCAATTCGGTGGCGCTGTCCTCAAAGAAGCCGTCGCCAGAGATCGAAACGCTTTTCAGGCCGCCAAGGTTTTCGGTCCACAGTGCGCCGCCGGGGGTGGTGCAGTCTGGGGTGGTCACGTCGATCATGGAGTTGTTGATCGTCATGGTTTTGCTGTTCAGCCCGCAAAGGTTCGCAAAGACTTCCGGCGATGCGCCATCGCCAATCTTTACGAGCAGGGCGCGTCCAAGTTGTTTAGCCATGATGGCCTCCGTTTAAAGGGCTTGCCCAAGGCCCGTTGCTAGGCTCACTCGAGCAATGCCCGAAGCACGATCACAGCCGTGTAGCCACGGCCATCAGGGTCTCTTGTAACACTGTGGGTCTGGAAAATCAATTCGACCAGCGTGAACCCGGTGACGGTCACGCTTGTCTCTTGGCGGTGCAAAGCCGCCTGCACAGCCTC